ATGTACCCAAACAATCCAATGGCTTCGGTTAATAAGCTGGAGTATTTCATGGAAGATGGTTCGGTTAATCCTAGAGTTTTGGAAAAGGCTTTGCGTGATGCAGGTCTAGCCCGAAAAGATGCGGTCGCTGCCGTGTCTGTTTTCAAGTCTGCGCTGGCTGAACGTGATGTTCCCGTGCAGGTTGAATCCGCGCCGATTGTGAGTGATTCAGATTCGGAAGCGACCAAAGAAGATGAGATTCTTGCCGCTCTTGCGGAGCGCGAACTCATCAAAATCCTTAATTCCAAATTGAAAGTGTAATCATGTCGCAAATCATCCTTGAGAAACTTGACGCTATTGAAGCCGCGCAAGTGGCTAAAGTGTCTGAAGTGTCTGAGCAAGCGAAAGTGGCGATTGAAGCCGCTAAAGCCGAAATGACCGAAAAGATTGCCGCTCTGGAAGCTAAAGTCGCTTCGGTGCAGGCTCCTTCGATTATTCGTCCGATCGCTAAAACGATTCGCACTGATGTTAACCGCAGCGTCCGTGAGCAACTGAAACAGTTCTATTCCGGCAAGAATCAAGTCGAAAAAGAACTGCAGATGTTTGCCGATGAGTCGCAGTATGATGCGTACCTGAAAGAGGCTTCGCTTCTGACGGGTAGCGGCGACGGTCAAGGCGGTCGCACTGCTTATGATCCGGTGTTTGTTGCTCTGCGTCTTGCTAACCCGCTGCGCGGTCTGTCTCGTACCGTTGCAACTGATGGTTCGTCTTATCAGTTTCGCGTGAAAACGGGCAACGCAGGTTCACAATGGGGCTATGCAATTCAAAACAACGGAACGCCCACCACGGAAAACACCAGCATTTGGCAGGTTGTGCTGAAAGACATCAACGTTCAGTTCCCGATCCGCACTGCGGCGCTGGACGACATCGACGGCCTGGAAGCTAACGTTGTTGACGATATGTTGATGGAATTTGCGCAGTCGGAAGCGCAATCCATGATCTCCAACAACGACCAAACCGGCACCGGTTCAACGGTCACTACCGGCGGCGCTGACGGTCTGCGCGGTCTTGACCAGTACGCTGGCGCGAATGCTACTTACGCTGGCGGCACTACTAGCACTCCGGCGTTTGGCACTAGCGGCACCAGCAGCACCAGCGGCCTGCACTCGCTGGCGACTTATGACCAGCTGACTACCAATGCAAACACGGTCGGCGCAAATAACGTCAGCTACAAAGACGTTATCAATCTGATTTATGCGCTTCCGCAGCAGTACTGGACCGAATCGGCTAAGTTCATGATTTCGCCGATTCTTTTGCAAGCGATTCGTGGCCTGCAGGATACCCAGGGCGCTCCGATCTTCAGTCGTAACGAAGGTCTGTCGGTGAACGGTATTGTTGGTCAACTGCTTGGCTTTGATGTTGTGGTCAATAAGTACCTTGACACTCCGAGTCAAATTGCTACCGACGCTGCCGGCACTGTGTCTAAGTATCCGATGTTCTTTGCGGATTGGTCACGGTTCCACACTACCGTGGATCGCCTGAATATGGTTATGCGTCGCTATGACCAGACTTTGCCTGGCTTTATCACGTTCTTTGGTGAGAAGCGACTGGCAACCAGCGTTCGCGATCCGAATGCCGGTGTTCGTTATCGCTCGACTGGCACCGCAAACGCTTAATCGCGATTGAGGAAGGGGGCTTCGGCCCCCGCCTGTTATTTAATGGATGGAAATATGACTGCAACCCAAAAAATCCTGGCCGGAATCAAAGAAGCAATTACTAATGGTGATGAAGTCAAGATTGACTTGCGCGAAGCCGCTGGATTGACGGGTAGCGGTGATGGTCAAGGCGGACGCACTACGTTTGATGATGCGTTTGCAACGCTGCGGTTTGCCAATCCGTTTCGGCAAGTAGCACGGCAAATCAGCGCAATCGGTTCAAGCGTTCAGTTTGTCGCAAAGACTGGCAATGCTGCGAATCAAACCAATCCTTGGACATATACATTCACGCCTGACTCAGGTACGCCTGGCACTAACACCAGCATCTGGCAATTGCCGACGCGGGTGATTACTGCGCAGCTGCCTATCCGCACTGCAGTGCTGTCGGATGTTAACTACCTGAATGAGACGTTGGTTGAAGATCTGATGCTGGAGTTCGGCGCTATTGAAGGCGCATCAATGGCTGGCAACAACGATCAAGCAGGATCAACTACAACGACGCTAGGCAGCACGAACGGGCTTCGAGGTATCAACTACTACCCTGGCGCGGCGGGCGCTGTATCGGCGTATGGAACGTCTGGCACGGCCATCACAAACGGCATTCATACGATTGCTACGGTTGGTGCAGATACTACTGGCGGCGGTCTTGAGCGCGAAGATTTGGTTGCAATGGCTAATGCGCTTCCCGCGCAATATTGGTATCTGCCTGGCACTGCATGGATGATGCACCCGTCAGCAATTGTTGCGCTGCGGAATTACGCTCACGGTGGCGCAGGATATTCGTTTGTTGAGATTGGTGAAGCAGGCGAAGGCCCGCTGGTAAATGTGTTTGGTTTCCCGGTAATTCCCAATCCGTACCTTGATGTTTGGGGTACTGTTGGATGCAAGTCTATCTATCTTGCAAACTGGCCGCGTTTCCTTAGCATTGCCGATATTCAGGAAATGACCATTCAAATGATGGAACAAACTGCGCCAGGTTTCATTACCATGTTTGCTCAAAAGCGGATGGTCTCGACCGTTCGTGACCCGTTTGCTGGTGTTCGCGCTATCGGTGTTTGATTATGGCGTTTGATAATCTAGTTTCCGGCGGTTACCCTTACGGCGCGTCAAGCCGTAATCCGTTCAACTATGTCAAGTTTGAGCAGATCAATCGTGACGTAACAACGGCATGGTTGACTTTGGAGGAAATGACTCAGCAGTTAAACCTGTTTGATGATGAAAGCCAGGATTCGTACATTACGTCTCTTGGGCTTGCGACCAGGTTTGCTATTGAAGATTATCTAGGTCTTTCAATCTTTGCGACAACGTATCGGGTTTGGTATAGCCCGATTGGATTGATTACGTCGCCGGTATCGCTTGACTTGCCTGAAGTTAGCCAAAATTCCAGCCCGTCACTTTCTGGCGTCACTGTTAATAGCGTGGGTTATTGGAATGAAAATAGTCCTAGCACATTTACGACTATTTCATCAGGCAATTATTCGTATGATGCATCCGGCAACAAAATCATCATGAGCGAATTGCCGTCAGACATCAATACGTTTATGACGGCTCCAATTGTTGTTGAATACACTACTGCTGCCAATCCGATTCAGACTTATCCGGTTGTCAAGCAGGCTGCGCTATTGTTGCTGACGCATTTGTATAATCAGCGGTCAAACAGCACGGAAACTCAATTGAAGAATATTCCGTTTGGCGTTGAAACTTTGCTTCGCAGTTACAAACCGCTGGTGATGTAATGGCAATCGCCCGGTTTGAAAACATTGCTGTTAACAATCTGACTTTTGATGTCAGTGCGTTTGGCGAGCAATCAACGACGCAAACTAAATGGTTTGATACTCGCGCTCGCGTTTCGTCTGTTGCAAACAGCCTAAAGATTGCAGACAAGTATCGGCTGTATCAGGATCTTATTAACTTTACTTTGAATTACACGCCAAACACAAAATTAATGGTTGACCGGCAGGACTTGTTTTCGATCACTTGGCGCGGCAATGACTGGAGGATTGATAACATTCGGGAAGCTGACGACCGCATGACGGTCCTTATTCTTTGTTATCGTTCTGATCCTGTTACGGCGGTTTAAATGGCGCAACTCAATCCGGTTGATTACGCAAAGGCAATTCAGTATCAACTGGCTAACATTGTTACGCCGGTTCCTGTTTACGCTGCGTTCAATCGTAACTTTGCAACTCAGCCTAAGTTTATAACTTGGATGCTGCGCAATGTGCATCAGCCTGTCTACACTGGTCCGGTGCAAAGTGTCAAAGGCATTGATACGCCTGTGTTCCAGATTTCTATCTTTACCCAAGAATACCAACAGTTGCAGTGACAGCAGTTAAAGCAACCGCAACAGGCGAAATAGCTTCCTTTAGCAACCGAAACGCATTGCCAAACCCGCCCAATTGATCTTTAAGTTGACCGCCCTGCTGCAACAGCGCAACCATTGCACTTTGACCAGATCCAATCTGCGTTACAAAGTCAGTGATCTGATAACTGATGCCAAGCTTTTGCTGCTCAGTCAGTCCTGCGTTTACTTTTTTAACCGAGCCGGAAACGGCGTCGTAAGCAGCGGCAGCGTTTAGAAGCGATTGGCGCTGCTCAGGACTCGCTGTACGGTACTTCCCGGTAGCGATCTCCCTCTCCATCACTTGGACGCGACTGAGGGTCTTTCCGTAGTCCTCAGTGGCATGGGTGATTGACTTAATGTCTGCGGCTATTTGCTCTGCTTGCGCTGCCTTTTTTGCGGAAATTGCAACTGCGTCGTATGCGGCCGCTTGATTCCTAATTGATGCAATTTCTTGTTGCGTGGCAGTTCTATATTTTCCTGAAGCAATTTCGCGCTCAATTAATTCAACTTTGGTTAATGTTTTTCCATAATCTTGTGTAGCAAAAGCAAGCTGTTTAATATCATCAGTAACTTTTTTACTTTGCGAAGCCTTTTCTGCCGCAACAGCAATTGCATCATAAGCAGCAGCAGATTTTAAAAGAGCATGGCGCTGCTCTTCTGTTGCAGTTCTATATTTTCCTGAAGCAATTTCTCTTTCAATGCTTTGAACTTGCGTGAGAGTTTTTCCGTAATCTTGTGTGGCAAAGTTTATTTTTTGAATGTCTGATGATATTTGCGTGTTTTGCGCTGCTTTTTGCGCAGATGCTGCAACCGCGTCATAAGCCGCAGCCTGATCTAGCAATTTAGTTTTTAACTCTATAATTGCATTCTTATAACGGCCAGATGCCACTTCTCTTCCAACTAATTCAACTTTTGAAAGAGTCTTTCCGTAATCATCTGTTGCAAACTTTAATGCAGTGATTTCTTTTGCCGCAGCATTGGAATCACTTTTAATTTCGCGTTTAAGAGATTTATTTGCGGCAATGGCTTTGTCAATTGATGCAGTAAATTCAGCAGTATCCAATCCAAGGACAACACCAAGTCGAGCAATATTGTTTGAGGCCATTACTATTTCCCTTTACGTTCTAATTTCTTGGCGTAAGCAGGTATTACATAACTAAGCTCAGATTTAAGCTTTTCTAGCACTTGTTGAGATAAAGCCTGCAACGAAGGACGAAGAAAAGGTTGAGCCGATAGTTTGCTCGTACCGAATTCCTGCGCTAATGACACTGCGCTTTTCTTTACTGATACAACAGCAATGGCCGCGTCTGTCTCGCTAACGTAATCGGACATTCGGTCTTTTTCAGTAGGAATTCTAAAATCTAGACGAACTGTATCCCGCAAATGAACCGGGCCTAAATTCTTTTTGTCATAGGGCGCAGTGGCCTGCACCTGAGCGTAAACAGGTTGCATGGCAACTCCCGCTGCTCTAGCGAGAGTGCCTCTTGCAATTGTGTCTGCGCGGAAACCTTTGGCCATTTCAAGCAATTGCTGCTCGAATTCATCAAAGCCTTCAAGTTTGTAGCTTTTATCTGGTGGCTGATATTCAGACATCTTCTAATCCCAAATGTTTCAGCCCGCCAGGCCTCATTGTCAAGAATGATAACAGTTGTTGATTTGCCTGGTCTTTTATTTCTTCTTCCGTAGGCGGAACAATAATGTACTCATGCATTGACGGTAAAACATCTTTGATTGTGTACGGCGGAACACCTTGTTTCAATTTGGAATTAAGGTTTCCAGTTGTAAGCGAACTTAGCGCAATCAATAATGCTTTATTGCCAATAAACCCATCACTAATCAGAATCTCAATGTGCCGCATATCATCGGCCGGTATTGAGTCAGGACATCCGCCATGAGCGTATATGTACGCCCTGGCTTGCTGACGAATGTCCCTGATTAGTTTTTTCTAGATTCCTTGTAGCCAGGTTGAATAGCCTCACCAATCTTAGTCAGGATCTCAACCTGAACCGAAAACGGCCATTCGGCGTCAATGTCTTCATAAGTAATATCATCAAGATTGCCCGTCTCCGTCACAAGCAACCGGATGTATTCCACAATGCGGTTTTCAACCTTCATTGCCGACTTTACAAGCTCTGCAGTTGACCGACCTTCAATTACAACGTCATCAACGGTAAATTCAATGCCTTCACCCGGCTGAATTCCGTTGATAGCCTTTTTGTAACGCGCAATAAATTTATCATTGTCAACCAAGTCAGTTCGTTCGTTGATTGCATCCATCTCATGACTAAGAGGAATACGAACCTTAAACGTATGCCCGCCAAGTTCAAAGGTTTTAATACGAAGCGAAACGGTATCGCCAAATGCTGCGGATAGTTTTGTCATGTTATTTTGCCTTGATAATCTTATGGTAAATGGCTTCGTTTAGATCAACCGCATAATCGACCACTTCTTCTGGCGTCATGCTATTGGCATGGTGCTTTGCAATATCATGCGCCAAAGAAACAGCAGTCAGACGTTGCTGCGGAAACCCAAACCAATCTTTGCGGTGCTCTGCTTGATTAATTAGGTATCCGAGCAAGTCATTATTGTTTTGTATTGTCGTTGTCATTTCACTCTTTTACCGGAAACATTTCCGCAAGCAATTGAAGAACCATTTGTTCCGCAGTGTCAGGGTCAGACAATTCAAGCGAATCGGCCACTTCCTGCGGGTCCAAAACCAGCCCGCGACAGGCCAGTTTTAGATCACCCTTTACACCGACCAAAAACTCTACAGTAGAGTCAAGATCATCCATTAGCTATTGCTCCAGCCGTATTGATTGCCACGCGGGTGCAGAGTAAACATGCACTTTGCTTCCGCGCCTGGTGCCGCGTCAATCTGAAACTGACTGGCCCGAGCGTTAAAAGCGTAAGCAATCGTATTAGCTCCTTCAGTCGCCGCAACAACGTAGGTGCGATCCACCACGCCGCTGTAAGCATCTGCGCGGATGAGAAGCAGGCCAGTATCAGCAGGATTCCAAGCGGCCGTGATGGTCAGGCTGGTGGGCGCAGATTGTGCCGGAATCTTGTCCGATTGCCTTGAGCCGGCAACGCTAAAACTTGCGACGGCATCATCCTGCCCAAATGCAGGCACCGCCTCGACGTTCAGCTGCGTCCCGGCAGCACCAGTGCCGTTTGCCGCAGTGCCGACAATCGTCGCAACTTGAGCCGACCAAACAGACAAATTAGCAGTGGTCAAAACAGTCGGCGTAGCGCCAGTTTGAAGCCACATTGAAGCGGCAAACCCAGGCAAAACTTTATTCGGAATAGCCATAATAATTGCTCCAATTAGGCGTTGTTAGACCAGCCGTACAGATTGCCACGCGGATGCAGGCTGAACATACACTTAGCTTCAGCACCAGGCGCAGCATCAATCTGAAACTGACTAGCACAGATCGGAAAAGCGTCGGGAAGGGAAATAGCGTCGTCATCGGTCGCAGCAGCATCATTGAAAAAAACAACGCCGCTGTAAGCATCTGCCCGGATGAAAAGCAGTCCAGTAGCAGCCAGATTCCAAGCGGCCGAGATT